GAAGAGCATCTATAGTGGCATGGTATGCTTCGTTCGCTTGTCCTACAAAGAAGAAAGAAACAGAGTCGACTCCAGGAACAGACTCGATCAGAGCGATCATGTCGGATCTAGGAATTTTATCTCTTCTCTTTAGGTTGATAAAGTAGGTGGAAAGCATCGACTGAATTTTGTCCTTGATAATCTCAGGATCAAATCCTTCAAAGGTGGTAATGATTGCATTTCCAACATACCTAGAAATTCTAGGTTCTACAATTTTAACAACGGTGGTTGCGATCATAGATCCGGAATCTTCCAGTAGATTTAAGATTGCTAATTTCTGGGCCGAGGTCAACAGGAAGGAAGAAAGAGGGATGCTAAAATAATCCTCGTTCGAGGTAAGTCCAACCGTCACGTCCGGAACTAGGTAGAGATAAACAACATTATCGTCGTCTAAATAGTCGTCGTCGAAGGTAGAGAATGCCTGAATCTGAGAAAAGATGTTAAATTTCTGAAGGTAGATTTCGTAGTTTGCAGCATTAGCAAAGACGAATGCCCTGCTAGTTTTTGGTGCTGCTAGTCTGGTAATTGCTATCGGCTCTTCGTCTGCTCCAAAAGAAGGATCAACGGTGTTTACTATCTGCAGGTAGTCGTTCAGATTGACCTCCTTTCCAAATAAATCTGTTCCTTGGTCTAAAAATTTATAGGTAATTTTAGAGGTAGCAGTAGATCTCAAATTACCCAGAGACCCTGAGGTTTGGAGATATTGGACCTTGATGAACGATCCAGGAGGGGGTACTTTTCCGAAGTTTGAATTTCCAAAGTAGATATCTATTCCCTCGTTAATTCCGGACAGAACTAAGTAGCCATCTCCCTCTAGAGGGATGTCGTATAGGGAAGAGTATTGCTTCCATTTGTTGTCGTTGATCGAGACCTTAACGTTGAATTGGTCTAGGAAAATTCCTCCCTTCACGGGAACGTTAAAACTCTGAAGTGCATTACCGGTTCCGGTAAATGTCGTTGTGCTAAAAGCCCCTTGGGTAGTCTTAAATTTAAAGGTGGTTCCTCTGGTCAAAGCAACCTTAACCCTGGGACCATTAATCACTAGGGTGTATGCAAGACCGTTCTGATCGCACTGAATTCTAGTATTCTCCTGGATGATAACTGCTCCACCTCCGACGTCTGCCGTCTTGAGATTCCAGGACACTGCAACCTCACCTTGAGCTGACATTGCCCTTGCTGGATCGTATCCGGCAATTCTAGCCAAACTTCTAACTGAATAGTCTCTGGTGGCCTCGTAGATGTTCATCTCGGTAATCGAGTCCTCGATAAAATAAAGGATCAGCTGAGAGAGATTCTCCAGCACAAATAGAATCTGTCCCCACGCAGAGGCTGTGGTGAAGACGTTTCTGCTCTGGTTGTAGGTCTTCTGCAAGAAGCTGTAGGTCGTGCTGAGTAGACCCCTAATTAAGATATTATTTTTCTGGAAAATATTATTCATTCCTGTGGATTATGTTACTTGTAGTGATATTGCTGGACTCAGATTCGAATATCCAGGGATGAAGAAATATAAATTTGCTATATCTCTCAGGGTTCCCTGGTAGAATTCAAGCTTGAAATATCCTCCCATTTGGTAAAAAAGTGTACAATATGTGTTGATCTGAAAGTCGATCTCCCTTCTGATCGAGGTCTCGGATAGCTCCAAATTAAAGACTAGCTCGTCTAGGCTGATCCCAAAGTTAGGATCGCCAAGGACTTCCCCTTTATTGGTTAGGAGAAGCATCTTTATCTGTCCAATACAAATCTCGATTGGATCTGTAGTTTCCAGAATGCCCTCTTTGTAACCAAAATCTCCTGGATCTCTGTTGTAAATTTCTATCATTGGGAACTATTAATTCCCAATATATATCCAACATAAAAAGGCTGGGAAAATATCCTCGCAGGATATATTTTTTAATTCCACTGAAGGAAGTAAGACGGAGTATTTTCTCCGTTGATCATGTCCATTACTTCTTGCATTTCAACGTCTCCCATAGCTTTTAGGTCTGATGTATTAATTTGGACCCCACCTGGAAGATTATAAGTAAATGCACTGATAACTCTAGCCAAACTCTGCTTTGCTTTTGCCCTACAGTATCTAGAGAATAGCTCGTCGTCGAACAGCTCATAGTCTTCTATCGCAACGAAGCAGCTAACTGCTACAGATCTAACATAGTTGTTTGGACCAGTTCCGACATTATTAGGTGATCCCGCAGGATTTCTACCCAAGATGGTTAATTTTTTAGTGTTCTTGTTCCATCTGAAAGCAAAAGTTTCTAGCAGATATGCTTTCGCAAGATCAAAGTAAGAATACATGACAGTTCTATAAACTAGGTTGTCCCCCATAAAAGGAGAAAGGAGAAGTTCAGAACCAAGAAGCTTAGAGCTACCAAAGTCTCTATCTGGATTTCCAGAAACACCAGGGTTGTTTGCTTCTCTAACGTCAAAAACGGTGACAATTTTAGCAGGGAGCTGAATTTGTCTGGTTCTTAAAAACTCTGGGGTAGCAAAGAGAGTAGACCCCAGAACAAAGAATCTCTGCTCTACCGCATACTGATAGTTGTCGTACATCCAGGCTTTCGCCCTGTTGATAATCCTAATGATCTCCTGATCGTTAAGGTTATAGGGAAGTGAACAAGACGCCGATAGGTCGTCTTTAATTTCTTGGATTAGTTCCGCTTCTGTCATGGTTAATATAGTTTTTTATATTTCCAGTTTTGGTCTCTAAATTTCTGAGGCTGGAAGTGCACGTTGACGTCCTTTAGTCTCGAGTCGGAGATAAATCTCTGAGCCCTGATGTCTTCAAAGTCTTTCACCTTTTCGGTCTCGTCGCTGACTTTGGCATTTCTTCCGATGTCTGCCTTTCTAATAACTCCCCCTGTGATGTCGCAGTCGACAATCTTCTCCGCACAGTCTATGTAGCAGTCTTCCAGGTGATTTGAATATTCCGCAGATGTATTTTTAACCTTAGAGTTCGAAACAATATTTCCCGTCAGAAGCTGAGAATCCTCAACCTGGCAGTTTTTAGCTTTGCAAGAGTAGAGATTGCAGTTTAGGATCCTAGATCCCTTAATGTCGCAGTCTAGCAGGTCCAGATCGGTAACAGCAGCAGCGTCTCTGATCCTGGAATTCTTCAGCTGGAATCTTCCGGTAGACGTGTCGTAGTTAAAAAATCCGTGTCTAACCCCTCCGTCAACGATCAGATCAAAAACTTTGTCTCTAATCATAGGAAAGTAAGATTTGATATTTTCTTCAAATCCTTTGAGGTCCACCAGCAGATGCAGATCTGGGTAGTGCATAAAGAAGGCCCTCGGGTCGGAGAAGCTCTTCACGACTTTAGAATATTCCCTCATCATCTGCTTCAGAGAATCGAGGTCTTTCTGGGTGTATCCGGCCCTCCCGCTAAGAATATTGTAGAGGTGAATAATCACGTAGTCGACGATTTCTCTAATTTGAGTTATCTTCTTCTGGTAATCTCTTCCGCCCAAATATCGAATCTCGATGTAGCCGTCTTTTAATTTGGTAAAGTTGGCTCCGTAGTACTTGTCGTCCGGAAGTTTAAAGATCTTAGGGTCGATGGTTGTTAAATTCTCTATCGAGGTAAATCTATTTCTAGGGGTAACCTTTTTGATTGATTTTGCATAGACGTTGTTTGTTCGGTTTCCAAACTTAGAATAGATCATCCCTTCGTCTAGACCTAGAATAAACTGAAGTCTGTCTAGATGTTCCATCCTGGTGACAACGTCCCGCCTCATCTTGTCGAAGCTGATCGAGAACTGGAAAGCACACTTGTCGTTGGTCCAGCCGTTTTCGTCTATCCATCTGAGAACTTTAATCAAGACGGGCATTGCTTCGGCATAGGGCATTGGTCCAGTTATAAGCTCGTTCATTTTACTTCCTCCTGAATAGTCAGGCTCGAGTTTGAATACGTCTTGGGTGACTGGAATTTTAGAATGATATCTAGAAGATAGAATTATCTTCTTTCCTAAAAGCTTCGATAAGGACTCCACTATTCTGCCACGGACCATGTTGGAAAAGAATTCAAATTCAAATCCAATGACCGATGCATTTAAAGCATGGAGCTTATCAAAGTGATTTAG